CCCTAATTTCGTTGGCTGACATGGATTCCAAGACCTTGTTGGCAACCAACGGAGAGAGTGAATTGATAGCCGTGATAACGTCTTGAACGCTTGATTCGGTCTTGATTTCAATCGGTGGCAAGCCTGCCTTCTCACGCAGTTCTGCTGGGGTCATGGCTTGAAGGAGAGCCTGTTCGCTCAACTGCTCCGTGATGGGATTGGTAGGAATTAACTCCATGCCTTCCACGCCGTTGAAAGACCCCAAGTAATTTATCATTCTTTCGACCTTCTGCACCCGGTCGTTGACGTAGGTGGCCTTGAATAGTTCGTAAGCCTCGACCAATTCGTTGCGTCCACCCAATTGGCCCTCGGTCTTCACCCCAAAAAGCATCGGGTTGGTTACACGATGGGCGATGAATATCTCTTGCTGAATGGCCTTGTTCAAGATCTCGAACTGCTTATCCATATCGGACGGAGTCAGCGGTTCAAGTGTCGGAGCCTTGGCTGCATCGTCGTTGAAGGTTACAACGAAGCGACCAGCGTTGTCGGTTCCTGAAAACTTACGTTTAATCTGCCTCTCAATGTCGCCCTGTTCTTCGGGTGTAGGAATCCCGTTGTTGAAGTTTATCAAGTAACCCCCCCAAAAGTTGTTGCGGAGGTTGTTGTTGTGGAAGTTGGCGACCTGTACGTCTGCCTCAATCCACGCATTCCCTCCGATGTATTCGGGTAGAGGATAGTGCTTCACGCCTGCTGCGTACACCCGATAGTAGAACAACTGCTTACCGAGGCGGTTCTCCGGGTCGAATGCAGGGATTTTCTCGATGTCCCCGACCTTGGGGAACAACTGCATCATATCGTCGTTGTACCAGTCAGCAACTTGGAACATCTTCTCTTCCTTGTCCACCCTGATTTTCTCAAACGGGACGTGCTCCATCTTGGCGATGGTCCCAAGTTTGGACCAAGTAACTGCGACCGCAAAGCCGTTGAAAATCTCTAAGTCAAGAACCAGTTTCTCGGTGATGTCGTTCAGGTCCTCGGTGCTTGACATTCCGTCGAAGAACTTGATGAATCGGGCCTGCTGCTCCACGGTCAAGTCATCCCCTGCCTGCCATCCTCCGCCCATGATATAATTCACTTTCCCATTCACGATGGCGTTGTGCTTGGATGACCTGCGATAGTTGTCAAGCAGGTAGTAGGGGTATTCGTTCGCAAAGCCGTAGGTGATGTACTTGCCGGAGCGGTTCTCCAGCATCACGGGGACCTTATGCTCTATCCCAAGCCATTGGGTGAAGTGTTGAGTAGATTTGGTACTCATAGCGTGTGAGCATTAAAACTGATGGATGAGATGGTAATCGTCCTAACACCATCAATTGATTTTACATAGATTGAAAATTCATCATTGGTATTTGCTATCAAAAAGGTTTCCAAAACAACTTGATGGCCGTTGGTATGGCTCAAAGTAACTAGTGCTTCAGATGAGGTGATTTGTACGTCATTTTTGTAAATAGCCCAAACGTAATCATCGCCATTTGCCCCCGAAAAAGTTAGATTTGCACTCACCCTAATTGCAGCGGATAGCGTCCCCGTGTAGGTGATTGATGGCCCCGCAATTGTTGCAACTCTCGAAAAGTTGTTGGTTGATAGAATGTTGTTGCCTGTTTGAATCAGTAATTTGTCAAAAGCATTATTGGTCGTTACAAATGACCTATCGGCAGCCGTAGCAACCGAAGCATAGCCTCGCTCAATGTCAAGCGTTGCGGTGTCTGCAAGGTCGTCGAACAATCCGCCCACACGGGATGCGGTGTTGGCCCCGGCAGCGGTTTCGTTGGTAATGGTTAAGGCACTCGCTTGGAGTTGGCTTCGTGTTTGTACGCTCATGCGAAGGATTGGTCAAAGGTTGAATCGAATACCCTCACGCTGGATGCGAGGAAGGTGTTGTAAGTAATTGAATTGGCGTAGGTATTGAATCCTATCGTTGCGGTTTGTAGAAAAGCCAAGCCCGTTTCAACCACCGCAAGGGCTGCTGAAACCGTGCTATTGGTATCGTAAACTTCATACTTATACGAGCCTGTTTCAAGCGACCCCACGGCAATCGAAAATTGGTCATAGCGGTTCGTGTAGGAAGAAAGGTTGGCTGATTTCAGCAGGGTGAAATCGGTCGTCGTGTTCTTGGCGATGCTCGTGAGTCGCAAGATGTAGCGGTCCCCCGTGCTGGCTCGCTCGGTCCAAGTAACCGTCAGGGTGTTGGTCGTGTCAGGGCTAATGTAAAGCATCTGCTTGTAAATGTGCGATGCCCCCGAATTTCACAATTTGCGCCCAATCTGCCTGTACAACTCGGCCCGCTTCTTGGCGGTTTCGGCCACGTTGAACTGCTTTTTGATGTCCCGTGTAAGGTTGTCAGCCAAGCCCTTGCGAAGGTCGGGGTCAAGGATTAGTTGTTTGATGTACTTGTACCAATCTTTCGGCTTGTTGTAAGGAACCAAGAACCCGTTCTCTCCGTGCTTGATGACGTCCGTGTAGGGGATGGTTTCGCTTGCAATGATGGCCTTGTTCATCCATCCCGCCTCGACCACCTTCAACTCGGACTTCAGTTTGTTGAACTTGGTGTCCCTCAAAGGTGCAAGGGTAGCGTTCACGAAGTTGTAGCCACCCACATAGGAATAGATGTCCGCTGCCTGAATGCGTCCGTAGTTCGGGTTGTTGCCTTGGTCGCTGATTATTTTCTCGTACCCTTCGTACACGGGGTTATTGTCGTTCCACCCTCCAAGATAGAGGCGGTACTTGCCATCCAAGTTTGCATCCCAGCGTAACTTCTGCATCCCTTCCCTAAGCAACTCCATGTCCTCGCCATGCTGCGCACCACCGAACCAACCGAACTTGACGAGGTGCTTGTCGGGTTCTTCTTCGGGGTTGGGGATGAACTGTTGGTAGGCTTCGTAAGGCTCGTTTTGCAGAATGCTCACATTCGCATTTAGAGGCCGTATGCGAGAGGCAAGGTGTTCGGTGGTACAGGTAACCCAATCAGCCAATTTAATGTGCTTACGGATGACCTCTGCGAGTTTGGTTTGGTGATAGTGGCGGTACATGATGTGGCCCGATTCAAGCACCCAATAATCGTCCAAGTCAAGGATGACTTTGGCCCCGAATTGGGTCAGGGCTTTGTAGACATTCTCCACCTGCTCCATGGTTCCCTGACACCAAAGCCTGCTGAACAGGAACAGGTCAATGGACTTCAACCCCTCGTCGCTGATGGTCGTGATATTCTCGACGCAGACGTAATCAAACTCCGGGTAGTTGTCGCCCAAGTATGCGTTCGGCATTTCAAGGCGGTAGTAACTGCACCCGGTTGGATGGGCGTTGTAAACGATACAAATCTTCATGGCCGTAAAAATAAGAAGGGCAGCCATTGCTGACTGCCCCTCTCAAACCTCAGATGATGAAAACCTGATGCGAAGATACTACGAACCGAGTATCTGCGTAGTCGATGGTGCAAAGACTGTGGATGCAATCAGGAACATCGGGTCAGGCTCCATCCCGGTAAGCGTCAACTCGTAACCACTGCGGTCCCCGAAGGCAGTACCAGTTCCAGCGGTTCCAGCAGTTGCCTCCAAGCCATTGGCAGAACCCAGCAACCAATAACGGTTGTTGTTGTCTTGGACGATGACGATGACTCGGTTGCGTACCAGCAAGCGGAGTTCGTTGCGTACTGCGACTTGCAGTTTGTTGATGGTGAACGTTACTTCGGGGGTGTAGTAGATTGAACCGTTCTCAATGCTTGCGTTCAAGGTTTCAGTCAAAGAGGACGTAGCCTTTGTCAAGTCATACTCAAAGAACCCACCCGAAGCGTAACCCGTGAAGCCCGTAACCGCACCTGAAAGGTTGGCATTGCAGGACCCCGTTGGGATGAAGGATTGGACGTAAATTGTTTTGATTCCACCTACGGAATCACGGCAGCCAAGGGCGTAGCCAGTTGTTAAGGAGCAGGACATATGTGTGTTTTGGTTTTAAGTTTCAAGAGAACAAAAAAGTGAGGGGAGGTTTCCCTCCCCCCTACACATTAGGTCAAGCGGAAGTCAACAACCAAGTCGGGGTAAGCGATTTGGACACCTGCTTTGAAGGCTGCTTGGAAGCGAACTTCGTCGTTGTCTTTGCTGAACCAAATCGAGAACTGCTCCTCGTCGCTCAACAAGTCGGTTCCGTAGAAGAAGTTACCGAGGTAAGACGAAACGATGCGGTTTGTTCCAGTCAAGCCGGGGACTGCAATGACACGGACATTCGTGCCGGGATACATGATGTCCCCGTCAGCAAGGCCAGCCAAGTCAACTTGGTTGTACATGACGTTAGCGGTTGATTTGAACGCACCAAGCAACGTACGGAAGTTGTCCCAACCGCAGAAGATTACGAGGTCAGTCTTGGTCAAGATGGCCTGTGGGATTTGGTTGTAGATGCCGTCGAAGATGGCG